TACTAAATCAAATTATATAAGAAAGATAATAGGAAAAACTCCTAAGACTACTAACCGAGGGTATTTCTATACTTTGTTTGATAATTATATTGCAAATGCCTATGCCGCAGATGCTAATGCTGCATTTAAATTCGATATTTCACAATCGATTGATTTTACAAATGAGGAATATGCATCGGCCGCAACACCATGGATAACATCTCAATTAATTAATTCTTCTGCAATACAATTATTCAGAGTTCATCAGATTTCACATGGGGAATATACAAATACTGAAATTAAAGTATCTATAACAAATATCAAAAGACCATCTGAAGTAGTCGGCAGTAATTATGGTACATTTACTCTATTAGTTAGAGCTGCAAATGATAAAGATAAGAATCCAGTTGTGTATGAAACGTTTTCTAATCTGAATTTAGACCCAACAAGCCCAAATTATATTTGTAGGGTAATTGGGGATAAATATAAAGTATATGATAGCGCATCGGGTAAATTGATATCTAAAGGAGATTATACAAATAAAAGTGAATATATTTATATCGAAGTATCCACTAATGTAGCGGGCGCAGCTATTTCCCCAGAATTAATTCCATATGGGTATGAAGCACCACTTCAACCTGCAGTAGTAGCAAATCATATGCCAACTGCATCATTAGTGACTGATCAAGTACTAAATGGAGTATATAATGATAAAGTATATTTTGGATTTAATTATGATTTTTCAAATACAGATAATTTGAATTATCTAATGCCAATTCCGATTGGTTCTGATGCCGGAGATAATCTAGCATTTAATTTGGATAATTATTTTGTAAATTCTGGATCTGCATTTTATCCTAATGTATCATTATCTTCTAGTTTAGCACCAATAGTAAATAGAAAATTTGTTGTCCCTATGCAAGGTGGATTTAGTGGAATGAATCCAGCAACCCCAAAAAACATGGGAGAAGATATTATTACCGCAACAAATACAATGGGATTTGATGTTTCTGCAACCGGCGATGGAAATACTGCATATACTAGATGTTTTAATATTTTATCTAATCAATATAAATATTATATACACTTATTATTTACCCCTGGATTGATATATTCATTGCATTCAAATATAATTGAAAAGGGTATTGATATGGTTGAAACCAGAAAAAATACATTATATATATTTGACTCAGTTCCATTAACAGATAAAACTATTCAAGCGCCTATTTCCTCAATAAGTACAGTTGATAGTTCATATGCAACAACATATTGGTCATGGCAAAAAATATTTGATTCTGCTAATAATTTATACATTAAAGTACCAGCATCAGTAGTAATGGCATCAGTATTTTCATATAATGATAAAGTGGGATATGAATGGTATGCACCAGCTGGTTATAACAGAGGTATGTTAGATTTTGTTGTTGAAGCAGATGTCGAATTAGATCAAAATGATATTGGTACATTATATTCCGGAAGAGTTAATCCAATCGGAACTTTTGGAAATGATGTAGTTGTATGGGGTCAGAAAACTTTACAAACGAAACCTAATGCGTTAGATAGAATTAATGTTCGTAGATTATTAATAAATCTTAAATATTATACCAATTCAGTAACAAAATATATGAATTTTGAACAAACCACTGATAGATTAATGACTCAATTTATTAATAAAATGAATCCATATATGGATGCAGTACAGCAAAGAAGTGGTTTATATGTATATAAAGTAATAATGGATTCAACTATTAATACAGGGGATGTAATTGATAGAAATATGCTTAAGGGAGTTGTAAAAATACAACCAACTAAAACTTCTGAATTTATATTAATAGATTTCCAAGTATACCCGACGGGTGCAGATTTTAATACATAATTAATAATATTATGGGGAATGAAATATTTCCCCATATTTCAAAATAAAAAATAAATAAAAAAAAGTTATTCAAGTAAATTATAAAATAAACATAAAATGGCAAAATTTGTAGACCCAGCTGAATTAATGTTCACAGATTATGAACCTAATACAAACTGGAGATTTAGAATGCTTATCGGTGGAATACCAACCTTCGTTATTAGTAAGACAACAATGCCTTCTGCTGATAGTGGTGAGATAGTAATTCCTCATATTAATATGGAAAGATATGTTAAAGGAAAAACTAAATGGAAGAGTATTACAGTTGACATAATTGATAGTATTGTACCGTCTAGTGCCCAAGCTTGTATGGAATGGTTGAGGTTAGCTCATGAATCATTAACTGGTAGGGATGGGTATTTTGATATGTATGCAAAAGAGATTACTATTCAAATTCTAGGTCCGATCGGTGATGTAGTAAGTGAATGGACTCTTAAAGGTGCTTGGATTAAAGCTCTAGACATGTCTGGTAGGGATTGGTCTTCTGAAGATTATTCTGGTATAACATTAGAAATTAGATATAATATTCCAGTTCAGCAATATTAAATGCATGAATTCAATTCAGATATTAATAATGAATATAAGGACATTTTGTTGGATTTGATTCAAAAATGTCCTAATTCATTATATCGACCTATAAAAACAAAATATCCGAATTTATTTGACCTAATTAATATCATTCCAGGTACTAAATTTACTGAGAAAGTATATAATTATCTTTACATCAGGCCAATATGTATTTGTGGTTCTTTAACGCCATTTATCAATATTAAAGAAGGATATCATAGATATTGTTTGAATAATTGTGAAGCAAGAAAAAAAGCTAAATTAGATAAGATGCAGGAAACTTGTATGTTAAAATATGGGGTTTCTAATTATTCACAAACAAAAGAGTTTAAACAATTACCAAGTAATTTTTCTAACCCAGATACTATTAAAAAAATAAAAGAAACCAAATTGAAAAAATACGGAGATTCTAAATTTAATAATCGGGATAAATGTAAAGAAACAAAACTAGAAAGATATCATGATGAAAAGTATTGTAATAAAGATCAAATAATCAGAACTAATCAGGAAAGATATAATGCTAATAGTTTTACAGCAACAGAACTTGGAAAAGAAACAGTAAGAAAAACAATACAAGAAAGATATGATAAGTTTATCTTCAATATTATTAGAAGGAAAATATGATTTTATTTCTAGAAAGATAACCTCTGATATATTAAGGAAAATTAAATCTAATCATGATAAACAAATTTCATTTGAAAATCAATATGTTATCTGGGAAGATTTAGATTCCGTAATTGTAAGATGTAAGATCTACAGAAAGAAATCAATTGAATTTCCTGTTGATATTTATGGACTACATGATTATAATGAATCATTAGGTCAAGAAGTTATTAAACTTACAATAACATTTGACTCAACAAAAGAACCTCAGATATATAATGATTTGTATTTTGAAATATTTGAAGCTATTAACCATGAAATTCAGCATATAATTGATGAAGACTTTGAAGGAATAATGGTACCAAGGGTTAGAAGAAATGCAAGAGTAACTGATAATGAATCTACTAGATATTTATTGAATCCATCAGAAATTTCTGCATTCGTAACTGGTTTTCATAATAAAGCAAGAAAAAGAAGAACAAATTTCAAAGATGAAATTAGTAAATATTTAGATGCATTTGTAAAATCTAATAAAATTAATGAATATGATAAAAATTTTATTTATAGAACTTGGTTAGATTTTCATAAGAAAAAGTATAGAACTAATTTTTAGATATATGAGAAATTTTCCATATATTTAAGAAATTAATAATATATGATATGAGTATAAGAAATAGAAGAAAAATTAGATTCAGATATCTAGAAAATTGTATTAGTATAATTGTAGGATTCTATTACCTTTGAATCTAAATATGTTATATTTGTTATTGTTAATAAAAAAAAATAACAGGAGATAGAAAATATCTTTAAGAAAAACTAATTATTTTTGAATTTGAAATTGTAGTATTACAAGTCAATGCAGCAAAAGAATTTTTAGCACATCATGAATAAAAATATTTTAAATAAACAAATAACTCATGATCAATTAAGTGCTTCGAAGCACTAGAAAATATTAAAGATATGGAAAAATATGAAGATAGATATTCTTTATTACCTAATTATATCAAATCCTATTTTAAATTTCTAACAGACAATGATTTAGAAAAATATTTTGCAACTAAATATGAAAAATCAGATATAATGAATGATTTAAGATTAATCAAAGCTATGTTAACCGTTGAAAGATTTTAGAAAATGATAAAATTAAAACAATTAATTGATGAAGGTATAAGTTATAATAAGATAATTAAAATATCACCCAAGGAATTGGTTGATAAATCTAAAAGAATATTGAAGAAAGATATCATATCAGTTATGCCAGCTATGAATTTTTCTTCAGTTGCTAGATATGGAAAACGATCACCTTCATCTGATGATGAAATGACAACTACTCATTATCTTGATGATATAGATGTAATAAAAAAACTATCATTGATAGTTGTAATGGCTCAACAGAAGATAATTGAATTAAAATTATCTAAGAATATATCAAGATATTCACCACCTTTTGAAGGATATGGAGAAAGTGAATGGGTTAGTCATTATTACAAAGAAATTTGGTATGACATTAATGTTAATAATACAAAAATAGGAAATGTGATATCAAATGGAAATGGTCTTACCATTGGATTTAATGTTATGGTTTCAGATCCAAAAATTAATAGATTAGCAACTGCTATTGAAAATTTATATGATCAAGCTGTTACATATAGAGCAACCGGACGATTACCACAAAAATCTACATCGATTGAACGACCCGCACCAACCGAAGATGATAATTGGGAAGTGTTGACTCTTGACGATGTTAGAACAAAATTTAAATCTATAAAATTTCAATCTGGTGGTAAAATAATTTCATCATATGGAACGTTTCCTGACTCAATTGTAATACCAAATTTGAAGATAGCTATTGATATTCTTAAATATTTAGATTCGTTACTTTATTATAAACAGTTTGATCAAACTACTCGGGTAGAAAAAATATGGAAAGCTCTACCAAAATCAACAGTACGGTTTTCTATAGGTTTTTTTTATAATAAAGTTCACCAACAAGAGGTAATATTACATTTCTCAAATCCAACGGTTCCTATATCCCTAGTTTGGGATACTGGTGGAGCAGTGTATAACCCACAACTCGTGAGTGATAATAGTTATTATAATTTTTTTGAACACTATGAGTTCTTCAAAGAAAAGAAAATACCATTTGATTCATCATATTAAAAACCAGAATCATGATAAGATTAAAACAAATATTGATAGAGGATAATTCACCATTTTCAACAATTGATGATTTAAAAATTAAATGGTGGGACAATGTGGCTTCAGCCAATATCAAAAAATTATATAACTGTAAATTTGTTTTCATTGAGGATTTACACTTTAAAGATATTTCGAAAATAAAAATATTTAACAGATTAGTTAGAAATCTTTGGAAAAAGTCATTGTTTATCAGTAACTTAACAAAGAGATTAAATATAGAAGGAATTAAACTTTATTCGGTTAACCCTGCTTACTCAAGCTTCATCGGTAATTTACAACACGACTACACCGACCCCGTTAATGCTTCGATTGAAATAGCGAGAAGAGGTTATGAATACAGAGTAAAGAAAAACAAAAAAGGATTTTACCCAAGTCTGGTAGTGAAACACCAATGGAAGGAAATGTTCACTACATATACAGATTGGAAAAAATTCTTTTTTGACGTAGAAAAAAACTTGAAACTGAAATATCGAGTTTCTTTAGACGAGTGTTCGCACAAGTTTAAAGTTTTTCAGCAAAATTCAAGATTGAATTTTGTATTTTATGAACCATCTAAAGTTCCTGGGCAGGGAAATACCTCATCAATTATAATAGGAAAATAAAATGGAATTAGCACAAAAATTAATTTAAATGAAATACAAATCAAATCAAGTAGTTAGACTCAAACCAGATGCCGAAGTATCTTTATCATATAAAGATGGATCTCCACCATTAAGGTTCATTAAAAATGAACTGTGGATGATAGATGCAGTAGAAGATCTAGATGATGGGCAAATGTTAAATATATCAACATTCGAATCTGTTGGTAACATTAATGCTGGTTCATATTGTTCTTTTGTATATAGCGACGACGTAAAAGAAGTGGTTGATGTTTATCGAAATAAGAAAGCATATAAACAATTGATAGAAGAAGTTGATTATGAACCAACATTATTTGCTATAGCAACAAAAGATAATCATTATAAATTTACAGTTCATGATAATATTGAAATAATATTCGAAAGCAAAAAATTCAAACCAAATTGGTGTAGATTGATATATAGGGTATATAATACTAAAGAAGGAATTGGAGGCTATCAAATTGATGTTATTCTAATGGGTGATATGGAAGAAGTGTTTTATGAATTAGAAAATATAACTTTATTTAATAAAAGAAAATATGGTTCATTAAAAGTAATACAACGCAAAGTTGACAATAAAGTACCATATAAATATACTTATACAAATATATTTGAAAAATGATATCGATTAAACAAATAAACAAAGATAAATCATTTACGATTAAGAAAATAATACCAGGTTATAAAACAGTTAATCAGGCAAAGAATGATACTGAAAATCAGATAAAAATATTTCAAGATGAAACGAAATGAATTAAGAAAAATAATTAAGGAAACAATTAATAAATATATGCCTAAAAAAATAAACTGGGTATATCCTGTATATAATGGTAAAGGCAGTAATCGTAGATTATACAAATTAGAAGTATATTTATCTGATTCAACTAAAAAAGATTATAAATCATTAGAAGATTTTTCAAAAGATTTCAATATTGAATTTCCACCATATACTACATATAATGAATTTCAGAAGATAGTAAATAATATTTATCCTGATATTCAAATAGAGGATGAAGAATTTGATGTATCATAGATAAAATAAAGAAATGAAAATTCCACTAAATGAAGAAAATTATAAAGATCTTAGATCAAATGCAAATGATTTTCTGAATACAAGAGCAAAATCAAAGAAAACTCCAGGCACTTCCTATAAATCAATTACAGGAAATAAAATATTATTTATCACCCCCTCACATACAGATACTGGAAAACATTATATTCAAACAGTAATCTTAAAAGATCTACCAACATTAATTGAAAAATATAAAACATCAGTTAAACCAATTGATATAGTAAGAAAAGCAATGTTGGGTGATATCTTAATCGATTGTACGTGTCCTGCATGGCTTTATTGGGGATTTAAGTATAAAGGTACTAAATACGGTTATTCGGCAGAAAAAGAAATAAGACCACCAAAAGAAAGAAATCCAGGATTAAAAGGAAGTACATGTAAACACTTGGATAATGCAATGTATGTTCTGCCCTTCTTAGCAACCAGAATAACAGCTGATTTAATTAAACAAGGGATTTTTAAGTAAGATAGCATTTCTATATAGCAAATCAAGAATATTTGTTGTAAGCAATAATATATAAAATTAAAAATGAAACCAATACAATTGAAATCTTTATTAACTGAACAATCAGATAAAGAAAAAATAAACCAATTATACACATTATTTGTAAGAGATATAGCTGAAGTAGATGATAATTTATCATATAAAATATTTGCTGAAGTAATAATTAAAATAATTAGAGATGAATATGGTTCTCATATCTATAAACCATTTCTAGAAATCATAACAAATGAATTAGTATGAAGTTAGAATAGAAGAAGATCAGAATCAAGGAAATTGACAAGAAAGTAATAGAAATACAAAATTAAAGATGATTAACGAATCTAATTTATACTATGATAGAGTACTTTTT